CGATTCATCACACTACGTGCTACTAATGCCATACCCAGTTCACCTTCACCACCTGATTCTGCAAGAACAAGTCGTTTGAACAAATCCATCTCACTACCACCAACAGTTGCAGAAACTGCTCCACCAGTGACGCCATCAACAGCAGTCGCAGATGCTCCATCTTTAAACTTACTGAGATCAGGTGATGGTGCGTTAGGATTGGGTGGGAAGAATCCATCCTTTAACAGAGGGAGTGTGATTAGTGGATTTAAGAGAGCAAGCCAGTTAGTAGTCTTAGCAAACCCAACACCAATTTGATTCTTCTCCTTGAAACTCTCGATGAACCTACCAAATCCACCCTTTAACCATTCAAAGACTGCCTTACCTGTCTCAAATATTTTCTTACCAGCAGCCTTTACCTTTTCTAATGCTGCGCCAGGGTCTCTCTTAATGATTAAATCGTAAAGCAAATCACCAACAAAAGCACCAAGTATACTGCCAAGTAGTGTTCCAACAATAGGAATTGGAATAGCAGTTCCCAGTAACTCACCAAGACCAGTTCCCAAAGCAATGAACACTGCTCTACCAAGATTACCATCACCCAGGTAGGAGGTGACACCCATGATCAATGGTCCAATAATAGGAATCTTAATACCCTTTGCCAACTTAGAGATAGACTTCATGCTCTTCACCATGCCAGGGTTCATTTTGATACCCAGACGTGTGACAGATCTTCCGAGACCACGACGAGTAATAGAACTCTTTATAGGTCCTCTGGTTTGACCAGCAAATCTCCTCCTAGCAGCGTCACCACCATACCTTCTAGCAAATCTCTTTCGTGCCTCTTGACTTGCTCTTCTCGTTCTAGTTCTTTTATCTGCTTTTACTTTTGGGTTTACCTTTGCATTTCCAGGTGTATTAGTATCAACATCATCCTTCTTTCCTAACTCTTGGTTGCCCAGAGTCATCAACAATCCACCAACAATCAAAGATGCATTCAGGAAGTCTACAAACTTAGACCCAATATTATCTAACGTGGCAGATACATCCTCACCTAGATTCGTGTCCTTCCAATCATCAAATCCATCAACCAGTTTATATCCTTCATTGACAAGTGTTGCAAGAAAATCAACAGTTCCAATAAAGATATCTGTAATAACTTCCATCGTGGCAGCAATTCCCTTAATGATTGCTGCGAAGGCTTCTGGATTATCAATTGCCCACATGCCAATTTTGGCAATAATAATCTTACCAACAGCATCGAGAATCCTATCAAAGATACTCTTAACTGGTGCGAGTGCTCTTGATGCAACTCCTTTTACCAATCCTTTGACAAAGTTTTCTTTCTTTTCTTCCTTTTCCTTTCTCTTTTCGTCTTGTTTTGTGTTTAGATATGATTTAAAAGATTCTCTCCTCTTCTGATTCCCCTTTCTAATGAAGTTAGTTATTAAACTAATTTTATTCTCAGCACTCTCTACATTTGTTGATCCTTTCTTCGCATCACCAATCTTTGGCGCAGAGAAAAAACTACTTCTATCTAATGTGGGTGCAGCAGCTGCCTTCTTTTGTCGTGCCTGATCATAAAATTGACTAAGACCAGGACGTTGAGATGAAACCAAAGCACCACCTTTCTTCCCCTTTGGCAGCATCTTAGTTGCTGATCTAACTGTGCTTGCACCTCTTGCTACGTTCCCTATGAGTGCTAGCATCATGCACTACCCAGATTATACATCGATCGCATCACAAGATGAGCAATGTTCAATGGATCAACGCTACCAAGAGTTGGTACATCTGATCTGGCACCTTTCTTAGCACCACCACCAGTAGGAATGGGAACGATACTCTGAGATCCTGGTGCTACTTTACCACCCCCTGTGGATGGGGGAGTGATAGCACCAGGGGATACCCTAGGAGATCCTGATTGTGCTGGTTGTAGTGCTGCTAACTTAGATGAGTTATCAGCTGATGCAGTTCTATCAACAGATGCAATCTCAGAAGCATCACCACCACCCCCACCTAATGCAATCTTAATAGACTGTGGATTGATTGCTTCGTATGTTTTTAAGAACTCCTGTTCTGCCTTTGTTCCTGCCTTACCACCAAGTTCAACACCAATACAACCAAGAGTTCCGTTACTTCCAATATCACTATGCAACATTAATCCACTACGACTACCAATAGATCCACTACCGTTTGCAATATATGTACTCCAATCACCAATACCAGCCAGTCCAGGATAAGGACCATGCTTCTCAAATCCAACTAATTTATAACTACCATCAGGAATAGGAGCTTGTGGGGTGGTAGATCTGGCATTCTGTGGTATGTTCATGCCAGCATAGGTGCCACTAATGACACCATAAGTCTTACCGACTTGCTTACCACTGGCATCTGTCATTTTCAACGTTCCTTCGACAGAGTTTCCAGTTCCCTTTACATCTATCTTACCACCACCAGCAGCGTATGTTGTGCCACCCAACTGCTTAGGTTTGTTTGTGCCACCGCCAGCAGCGTTCATTGATTCAAGAGTATCAGTTCCATACTTCTGCACTGCACCTTTACTCATAATAAATTCACCCGGTGTCAACATAGCAGGAACAACATCAGTTCCTTGTGCCATGCCACCACCACTAATTCCAAGTGGGTTGGTAAACATATTTGGCATATCATTTAATGATCCAGGTCCACCTGCATCTCTTAATCTAGTGCCCTGGACCATTGCTTCTGTATCACCAGCACTCAAATCCTTAGTGCTAGGTGCTGCATTCAATCCCTTACGAGTAGCATCTTGTCTTTGAGTTTCAGTTTCTACTACCTTATCCTTTCCTAACATTTTTCCTGCACCATAAAGCGCAGCACCAGCTGCGACAGTTCCAAGAATAGCAGTCGCTGCTAATGGATTAGCTTTCACTAAACCAAGAGCACCTTTACCAAGTCTAAGAGCACCCTTTGCTGCTTTCGCTGCTAGTTTTGCAGTAATTTTTCCTAGACCGATAGCAAGTTTTAATAGTGATCCAATTAGTCTAGCACCAGTTCCAATAAGAAGTTTCGCTAAACCACCAAGACCCGTTCCAAATAAGAGAAATCCAGCAACAATAGCAGGCCAGAAATCCTTAATAAACCTACCGATTGAATCGATCTTCTCTTTGTTTTCTGGATCTGTAAACCAGTCAATCAGTTTAATCAGTGCTTTTGCAGCAAGGATCTTGAACAGTCCACTAAGAATCTTATTGAAAAGATTATTGACAGGTGCCAATGCCTTTGTAATTGGTTTCAGTAAGAATTTCTTTGCCGATTCAAGTTTATTTTCTTTCTTACTTCTCTTTTCTTTTTCCTTGTCCTTTCGTTCTCTCTCCCCTTGCTTCTCTTCAATCTCAGTTTGAGTGCGAATCTCATCGAGAAGATCATCCAATTTCTGATCTATTCCATCAATGTCTTCATCCTCAACCACATCGGGAGATGGTGGTGCCTCAGGCTGAGCAGGTGGAGCAGCAGGTGCTAATGCTAATTTTGGAGTGAGTGGTGTTGCTGGTTTTGACGCAGAAACTTCTGCTTTAATTGTATTAACTCTATTTACAAACTTCTCAAAATCTATCTTACTTCTTCTGTATGCTTTTACACCTTCCTTTCTTTCATCTGGTGTCAGGTTCTCACCTTCTATCCTACCGTCAGAGACGAGTTCCTGGTAAATTTTGTCATATCTATCCTCGCCAAATAGTTTGGCGGGGACAATCTTATTACCAGTTCCTCCTGATGGTGGTAGACTAAGCATTACGTTGTTTCTCTTGCTCTAACTTTTGTTCTTCAACATGCTGTTTTAAAAGTTCAACGTATACATCCCGTTCCCAGGGCATCATATTTTCAATCTCTGTCAAGCTATATTTATGATGCTGCATGAGGGCAAAATTGATTCTAAAATATGCCTCCAAATTCATGTGGGAAAGGGCTACGCGAAAAAACTAGATAATCCCTCCAATAAAACTTCACTAGACTTCTTAGTCTTAGGATTCTTTACCTTAACAGTGTGTGATAACTTAGGCATGGTAGAGAAAAACTTCTCAATGTCCTGAAACTGTTTGGTATTCAGTTGATCAACAAATTCTTTGATCTCTTTCTTGCTACAATCAGCAGCAGGCCATGCCTCCTCTTCATTGTAAATGGTTTCAATACAAGAACCAATCAGATCAAATGTTTTCTCAACATTAGAAGAATTCTCATCAAAGTCAAAGTTGTCTGTAATAAACTCTTCGAGGGAAGGATATTTTAATCTCAATGCGAGTCCACCACCAAGATCTACATCTCTATTATGGTCGTCATCTTTAATGACTTTGATATCGTCGATGTTAATGGTAACATCAATCTCTGTCACACCATCGTCTGGTGCAATAATTTTGAGTTCAATCTCTTCACCAACAGACTTACCACGAATGTTAAGAAAGAGGTATTCAATATCAAATGTAGGCAGAGATTCTACTTTAATATCTCCGCGAATACATGACCTAATAACTTCTTTGATTGCTTTGGTAATCTGTTTTTGATCTTGACTCTCCATAGCCAAGACTAGAAGTTTTTCTTCTTTTACAAGGAAAGGTCTATATTCAATGCTGTCCCCAGAAGAGGGTAGTTCAAGATCATAATATGGTGTCGCAATCTTTGGTAATGGCATAATGTCTTATACAATTCAGTGTGATTATTTAGAGGGCGTTTCTCTGAATGATGTTAGTTGAAGTATTTGCAAAGTATCTATCGAACGTAAAGGCAACACTACATTTTAGTAAGTCACTTCCATCATAAGATACTGGAATAGAACTGATGCTGATTGGGAATGCATTAACGAATGTATAAAGCATATCATTTTTAGTTCTATCATAGTCTTTATCAAACTTGTGTAGATCAATCCTACACTTATATCCTAATAGTTCTTTTGGATATCTAAACCTATAAAATGCAGCCTCAGACTCTGGACCGGCATTTGTTTGGACAGTATATGAATCACCTGTGCTAGAAATATAATCCATCCATTGCTCAAAGAATTTTAAAGTTTGATACTTCGCATCAACATAAAAATCCAAAGTTAGATCATCAAAGTCTCTACGATATGCAAACTTTTGATTGATGCCATAGTAATCCTGTAAGTTCTCAGTAGTTGAGAAACTAGAACCGGGGAGAGTTGTAGAATTGCACAAGAAACTAAGATCATCATAGAATCTACCACCCTGAGGATTAAAATCCTTAGTAAATGGTAGAGTTCCCACCTGCAACACAGCACGAAACTGACTGGTCTGCGCCAGGTGACCAAAACGTTTAAGGAAGTCGCTTGTGCTTAGATTTCTAAACGGAACTGCACCTGACATCTAAATACCTTAGTCCTACTATACTATGTATGAGCTATAAGGGCAAATTTAGACCAAGCAACTACTTGAAATATAAAGGTGACCCCACTAAGATTATTTATCGATCTCTCTGGGAATTAAAGTTCATGAACTGGTGTGATAAGAACAATAATATACTTGAATGGGGAAGTGAAGAAATTGCAATCCCGTACATTAGTCCTGTTGATCGTAGGATTCACCGCTATTTTCCCGACTTCTATGTCAGAACAAGAACCAGAAACGGAGGGATTAAGAGGTACGTTATCGAAGTTAAACCGCTTAAACAGACTGTACCGCCCAAAAAGAAGTCGAAAAGATATCTCAGTGAGATGAAAACATATGCTGTCAATGAAGCAAAGTGGAAAGCAGCGCAAGAATTTTGCGATGATCGTAAGTATGAATTCAAAATCATCACCGAAAAAGAACTAGGTTTATGAACCGCCTATCTAAAATCTTGGACAAGAGTGGAATGAAAAGTCCAGATGATTTGATGATGGATATTATGGAAACTCTGAATGATACTGAATATGCACCTGATAGCATAGGAGCATACTATACTTTCATATATCAAGCAAAAACACCAGCATTATTATATGACGAACATCCCTTGGTACAGGTAGTTGATATCACAAGTTGGGGATTCAAAGGATTTAATTATCACTGGAACATGGTGAGAAATTATACGTTTCCAGAAATTATTGGACCCATGTATAGAGTGAACGCAGAAGAGTTCGCAACTCTTCGAGCCATACCATATAAGAAACTCCGCGTCAGTGGATAAATAACTAAAAAGATTGTTGTGGCAAAGAAAAGTTCCAAGTTAAATATCAATGGGAAATCAGTAACTGTTGAGACGGAGTTGGAAAATGGTGCCTATACGGTAAAGGACAGTAAAGGTAGAATAATTGGATCCGGAGACTCTGCTTCTGGTGGTAATATAAATTTTTCTGGTGGAAATTCAACAGCACAAAAAGAATTACTTGGTCTTTCAGGAAGCAGAAGTAGAAATTTAAATAAAGATTTGCAATCAAAAGTAAAAGGTGCAGTAGAAACCGAAAATAAAGCAATACTCAACAACAACGCATCAACTACTCAGAAATTAAATCTGAGAGACATGGGATATGGAGATAAACTCGACATTAAAGGTGTAACGACACCAGCAGAACCAGACATTGATACGACACCAGCACCACCAACTGGTAGTGATCAGGAAAGTGATACTGCTGCACCATCACCAGCAGCACCAGTAGTACAAAAACCAGCTGAGGTTCAAGATCTTGACGGGTCAACAGTAAGGTATCCAGCAAATCAAATTGATGGTAACTACGACTTCGTTCAGTTTAGTATCGTTGAATATGTCCCCGGAGGAGAGGGTGCATTAGCAGCTATAATTGAAACAGGTGGTGGTGGAAGACCATCCGGGAGATTGAAAAATCAAAGTCCAGTGGGATCAGTCATCCTACCCATGCCACTGAATATTTCTTCACAGAATAATGTGAATTTCTCAGACGACAATATAAATGCATTCCAAGCAGCTGCTCAGGACGTAGTTTCAAATGCTATTCAAGGTGATATAGGTAATGCTCTTAATAATGCACGCGGTGCCGCAAATGCCAACGCAAGTGAAGCAAAGAAAGCACTCAGAGCAAAAATTACTCAGGATATTGTTGGTGGTGGTAACCTTCTCACCAGAACAACAGGTGCAGTTCTGAATAGTAACATGGAACTTTTGTTCAAAGGTCCTTCGTTACGAACGTTCAGTTTTGACTACAAGATGACTCCCAGAGACAAAGCAGAAGCACAGAGTTGTAAGCAGATTATTAGAATGTTTAAGAAGGCAATGGCACCTAAGGTAAAAGGTGGTGCTCTCTTCTTATATACACCAAATGTATTCCTTATTAATTTTATACACAGGGGTCAAAATCATCCATTCTTGAATAAGATCAAACCGTGTGCGCTCACTGGTCTTGGTGTAAACTTCACACCTGATGGTGCATACATGACATATGAAGATGGTTCTCCTGTGGCATACAATTTACAATTTTCGTTCAGTGAGATGGAACCTATATACGATATAGATTATGAGAACGACGAGGGCGCTGAGGGCACAGGATTCTAATGGGTTATTTCAGACAACTACCCAACTTCAATTACGTTTCAAGACTAGATGAAAAAGTTTCTAGTTCTGATTACATTGAAGTAAAAAATATTTTTAAGAGAGCAAAAGTAAGAGAAGATTTCTTTCAGAACTTCACTGCTTTCACACGCTATACAATTAAAGGTGATGAAAGACCAGACAACGTAGCGCAGAAGTTTTATAAAGATGCGGATCTAGATTGGGTAATATTATACATTAATAATATTATCAACGTGAGAGAAGAATGGCCACTCACAAATGTTTCATTTAAGAATCATTTGATTGATAAGTATGGCAGTATCTCTGCATATAGTAGTATTCATCACTATGAAACAGAAGAAGTTAGAGATCAAGCAGACAATATAATTATTCCAGCAGGATTGCAAGTTGATGAGGACTTCACTGTTACTTACAGAGATGTGGCAATGGGGAAAGAAGTTATTGCATCAGGAATTACAGATGGCATTACAAATGAGCAATTTGAGACAAAACTACAAAATGAAAGAAGGCAGATCTACATTTTGAGACCTGCCTTCTTGGGTATAGTATTAGATGACATCGAGAGAGTAATGACTTACTCTCAATCTTCTCAATATATCAACGATAA